GCCGCATCTCTTACGAATAGTGAATATGGTACATGCTCGCGGTGTTAAATCTATAAAGATCTCACCATGTATAATCAGTAACAATAGCGCGGCAAACAATGCGATGCATTCTAAGATCAGGCCGATAGTAGAGGACCAGCTTTGGACAATAAAAGATGAGGGCATAGAGGTTTATGATTCATATCACCAGCAGCTCGGAAGCTTCAAGAAGGATTATGGCTGGTGTCCGTACATCCAGATCTTGCCGATCATCGGAGCGGATCAGAATGTTTATACTTGCCACGATAAAGCTTACAATAAAGATACTGGACTCCTGGGGAGTGTAAAAGATCAGGGCTTTAAGAATTTTTGGTTTGATGGTAAGGAAAAGTTTTACAAGGTGAATCCGAGTAAGCATTGCAACCATCATTGCATTACGGATCAAACTAATAAAATGCTATTTGAATACATGCTGGTGGGCCATCAGGAGTTTGTATGATAGGGATATGCGGAGCATCCGGCTTTATAGGGCGCGAGTTATACGCGCATCTAGTATCTAAAGGCGAGAAAGTCTTAGGTACATATTGCCGTAACAAGAGAGAAGGCCTGGTAGAGTTTGATCTCAGGCATGGTAGTTTAGAGATCTTTGATGAATGCAGCTTTGTAGTGATAGCTGCCGCGTATCGAAAGATCCAGTTTTGCGAGGATAATAGGATAGAAGCATTTTGGCTTAATGTTTACAGAACTAAGCAGCTGCTAGATCACTTAAACAGAAAGGGGATCCCAGCATTATTCATTTCAAGTGATGCTGCGGAGAAGCTATTGGATACTACTTACGGAAAATATAAGAAGATGATCGAGAAGCATATCAAGATAAAGGGGCTTAAATCAGAGTGGATCCGGCCCAGCAAAGTAAACAAAGATAATGTGAAAGCGTTATGCGAGCAGATGTGGGCGCAGATGGGGAAGAAAGACTGATGAGCATAAAAAATCCTTCAGAAGATCTTTCGGATCCGTATGGAAAGATAATTGATGATGAAATAATAAGATCAGCGATGTCGGATAAAATGATTCTTAACATGGGAGCCGGCAAGAAGTTGCGAAAAGATGCGATCAATATAGATATTACTTTATATCCAGGCATAAATCAGGCTGTAGATCTAAGCAAATATCCCTGGCCCTGGAAAGATGGGGAAGTGGATGGGATCCATGTATCTCATCTATTGGAGCATATTGCCGAGCATGAGAAAATTATACTGGAGTGCTATAGGATACTAAAGCCGGGCGGATTCCTGCGGATCGTAGGCCCGCACTCAAGCTCAGTAAGCGCGATAGGCTGCCTGGGCCATTACAGAACATACAGCTACAGCACTTTCCACGATTATCTGGCTAGGCCTTTTTATATGTTTAAAGAGCTGCTATTTAAGACAGTAGAGCAGCGCCAAAACTGGTGGTATGAGAATCCGGATGCTGAGAAGAACTTGCCTGAGTGGACGATCCCCATAATTAAGGTGTTAGACAAGGTGATCGGCAGTCTCATCAATAGAGTGCCAAGATTCACAGAGAATGTGATCTGCTCTTTCATGCAATGCCGGGAAGTTATCTGGAAAGGTGAGAAGATATGAAGATCCTATATAAGCCGCATCAATACAGCCAGCAGCGCCAGCAAGAGAAGAAGCGCTGGATCTGGCCGGTACACATGGCGATGGAAGCTACCTATTACATGAACGAGGGCCATATAGTCGCTTGGGATGAGATCGGGGATGAACATCTTTACGACAGAGTGATCTCAGATCCGAAAGGGCTGCCATTTTTAAAGCTGCCATCTCCTAATAGGAACTTGACTAAAGCTTTTGATCTTAAATATCAGAGCAATGGCAATTTTAAACACAGGCCCGGCACATATATTCAGAGCGCTGCCGGATGCTGGTGGGGGAAATGTACATTTTGCAGCGAATGCAACAAGAAGTATGAGCTGCGATCGGTGGGCCGCGTTATTAAAGAGATAAAAGAATGCAAACAGCATGGTTTTAGGGAGATATTCGATGATGCTGCGAGTTTTGCTACTGGATCATGGCGAGATAGGTTTATTGAGCAGCTGAAGCCGATAGGAATAAAATTCTCATGCAATATGCGCTTTGGAACTAGGCCAGACTTTCGAAAGATGAAGGATGCAGGCTTTAGGATGCTATTATATGGAGTGGAGAGCAGCAGCCGTAAGACTTTGAACAGGATAAACAAGGGAATAGACAGATCTAAGATAGTGAGCGAGCTTAAAGAAGCATCAAAAGCTGGCTTGGAGCCGCATGTTGCTGTGATGTTTGGCTTTCCCTGGGAGACAGACAAAGATGCCAGAGAAACGCTGGAACTAGTACATTTCTTGTTACGCAAGGGATATGCCAAGACAGCGCAGGCTTCACTCTTTAATATCCCGGAGATGCCGCCTGAGATGGATCACGCAAAATATATAGATAAGATCTACAATGCTGGATATTCGCCGAGTTTGTGGATGAACAAGCTTAAAGAGGTAAAAAACATGGATGATCTCAGATACATCTGGAGAGGGGTTAAGGCATGGATTGGGAAATAATCATAGGATATTGCAATATAATCATAATTAGAGATATAGCGATCATCCTGGTTACAGCTCTTTTACTGTATTGCCGGGCATTTAAGTGCGGATATGTGTCAGACGATCTCTTGAGTGAAGCTAGAAGGCTCGCGAAACCAACACAAGTCGCTCCAGATGAGAGAATTTGGAAGTCCTCAACATCGGGTAAGCCTAAACTGGATCATGGCATCAGCTTGGCTGTGCACGCGGTTTGCTCAGTCATGATATATGTGGCTTTAGGCATGGATACAGTCTCTTTTATAGCTGCAATGCTCTTTTGTGCAAATCCGATCAACAATCAGGGATCTGTATGGATCTCCGGCAGGCATTATGCGTGGTGTGGGCTGTTTCTTATGACAGCAATGGCTGTTAAAGGGTTTGGGCTGCCTTTCATGATCCTAGCCACTATGCATCCTACGGCATTATTCGCGCCTATTGGTTTTATAGGATCTGGTCAATGGTACTTAATAGGGTTTTTGCCTATCATCTGGATCTACCATTGGAAACAATTAAAGAGAGAAGTCACAGTCAGGCGGGGAACTGAGACAGTAGATTTTGATAAGAAGTTAAGCTGGACGAAGATCGTGATAGCTATAAAGATCTACGGCTGGTATTTTGCAATATGTTTGATCCCCTGGCAGCTCACCTGGTATCACAGTTTCATGCAATCAGGAGCCGGGGCAGGCAATGAGCTGATGGCTAAGAAGGCGAGAAGATTAGATTGGCCATTTTGGGTAGGGATAGGATTGATGGGGTTTTTGATCTATTCAGCCATCTGGAACTGGACTCCGGTAGCTTGGGGCTTATTCTGGTACACATGCTGCATCGCGCCTTACTTAAACATATTCAGAATGCAGCAAGAGATCGCGGAGAGATATGTTTACTGCGCTAATATAGGGATCATGTTTGCGCTCGCTTGTCTCCTACCTTTGCCGATCCTACTGGTATTGTTTGGATTTTACATCGCTAGATTATGGACTTACCTTCCAGCATTCACAGATGATTATTGGTTGATAGAGCGGGCAGTCAATGAGGATCCGGCTGCGTGGTATGCGTGGTTTGTAAGAGCGCACAAGAGATGGCAGCAGAAGGCTATCCGGGAAGCGCTTAATTGCTGGGTGATGGCTAAGATGTTATCGCCTAAAGAGTACAAGGTTTTATACAATATCGCCGTAGTATTAAAGTTTCTTAAACAGGATAAGGAATCACAGAAAAGCATGGATGAAGCGAATGCGAATGTTATCAAGGGGCAGGAGCCAGTAGCAGCGCACATGCATAAAGAGTACAAAGAAGGAAGGTATCAACTGCTAAGATAAAGGGGGAGCAGGGATGGAAAAGTGTCCGTTTGTAAACGATAAATGTATTGGTTTAGAGTGTAAATTCTATAATTATGATATTACAAGCTATGAATACTGTATTTTAAAAAGAGCCTGTAATAAAATTCTTGATATAACAAAGGAGAAAGAATAATGGGAACGATAAGTGATGCTATTAAGAAACTGCTCGCTGCTCTGAATGAGTCAGAGTCAATGAGTGCGAAAGCTAAGTCTACAGCTATGGACAGACTAGAAGAAGCGCTGATGTGGACTCAGAAAGCAGGATTATAAGAAATATGAAATAATTATAATAAAAGCTTGACTTTTCATCATAAAACAGGCAATCTTTTACTTTAGAGGGTAGCTCCCTTTGTAGCTCCCTTTAGTCTCTTTGAAATCGCTGGGTGCTAACACCGTATCCAGCGTTTTTAACATTAGGAGAGAACATGCTGATCAAGCAAGTAGAGTTAAAGAAAGCAGAGATCAAAGCTTTAGTTTCTGGGGATAAAAGTATGCGCCTGGTGTTTGATGTAAATCTCAACCCAGCCAACGAGATTGATATTAACGGCGTAGACTCCCTGATGTTTAAGGCTCTAACATTGGAGATAAATCAAGATGGCAACGATTACTAAAAGAGAAAAAACCATCAAAGAGTTATTCATCGGTAACTGCTGGAAATATCTCAATGACAATTTTCATAAGTTCAATCAGGCCAATCAGATAAAAGTCGCTCTGGAAATTTGCAAGAAAGACATTCCACAAGTATTAGATGGCGAAGTAATCTACACTCAAATGACAGTCATACGCATTCAAGAGCAGCCGCTCAAGCTAGATATAGGAGAAGATATACCTCAACCTATCAAAGATCGCATGGCATGATAGAGATGCCTAAAGTCTTGCAGATGCCGGACAAGCTTAGGCCTTTTATTCTTAATATAAATGACTTCAGATACTATCTGGGCGAAGGTGGCAGGGGCGGCGGAAAGTCTCAAGCTATGGCCCGGATCTTTTTGTACCTGGGTGAGAAGCGTAAGCTCAGGATGGTATGCGGGCGTGAAACTCAGAACAGTATCAGCGAATCAGTTTACTCTTTATTATGCGACATCATCCGAACTGAGAAGCTCGCCTATGAGATCCAGCAATCCAAGATCACTCATAAAGTAACAGGCTCAGTAATAAACTTCAGAGGATTCAGACAGCAAGGCGCTTTTAACATTCAAGGGATGGAAGGTGTGGATGTGCTTTGGATCGATGAAGCTCAGGCTATTACTAAGCAGACTCTCGATGTATTGATCCCTACGATCCGTAAAGATAAAGCTAAGATCTATTTCACTATGAACAGGCACATGGAGCATGATCCTGTATTTGAATTCCTGGTAGGCCGCAAGGACTGCTGCCATGTACACATAAACTTTGATGAGAATCCCTATTGCACTCAAGCACTCAAGGATGAAGCTGAAGCATGTAAGCATAAGAGCGAGAAGGACTATCTGCACATCTGGATGGGCGAGCCATTGCTGCAGCTTGAGGATTCAGTATTCACCTATAAAGAGCTGAAGGATACGATGCATAGCCATCATGATCTAAAAGAAGGCTATGGATTCAGATTAGGTGGCTTTGATATTGCCAGGTATGGTGATGATACATGTGCAGCTTTGATTGTACAGCAGATGGGCGCGCTGCATTGGGAGATGATCTTCCAGGATCAATGGGATCACAAGGATCTGAATTATACATCCGGGCGCATCTTAACTACAGCAAATGCAGAGCGTGTGGATAGAGCAGTCGTTGATGAGGATGGTATAGGCGCTGGGCCGCTTGATACTCTCAGGCATGGCAGGGGCTTAGATCAATTCGTAGGCTTTAAGAATGTGGCTTTAGGTATGGATAAGGATAAATCTTATGGCAATGCCCGGACAGCAGGAGTTTATAAGCTGAAGAAGATGGTAGAGGATGGCCATATCTGTATCACCGATGAAGAAACGATCCGGGAGTTATGTACGCTCAAATACAAATATGATAATAACCAGCGCAAGATCCTGATAGGCAAGGATCAGATGCGTAAGCAGTTTGGTATAAAGAGTCCGAATCTAGCTGATGCTTTAATCATGGCAGTAAGCCAGATAGGTGAGATCAACTATCAACAAAGTGAGATGTATCAGACTAGGCAGCCACAATATGCCAAGGAAGATAATCTCTTTGCAAACGCGGGAGTAATATAATGCCAGTATTCACATCAATCGGAGTAGCATTAGGCGTATCAGCATCGATGTGGGGTGGCATGGCTGCTCTGGGTGCAGGATTAGCGGCAACAGCAGCAGTAGGTGCAGCAGGCTGGGGAGCAGCAGCATTGATGAGTGGTGGCAGTAATCAGAAGCAGATCTCAGGATCACAGATGCCACAAGCTCCGGGCGCTCCTAAGCTAGATGATGCAGCAGCTAGAGCAAATGCGACTCAGGATGAACGAAGAAAGAACATGGCAAGAAGTACAAGTGTTAAAACAAATCCACTAGGCTTAAAAGAAGAAGCAACTGTGGCAAGAAAGAAACTATTAGGGGGATAATGATATGGGCGGGAAACCAGCAGCAGGCGGCGGAATGAGATATGCGGCGAGTGCATCGCCAGCTAGGCCACAAGCAGCGCGCAAGAAGATAGCAGAAGGATCCACAAGATCAAGATATGCAGGCGCTAACAAAGCAAAAGACGAAGCGGCCCTAGCAAAGAAAAAACTATTGGGGCAGTAATGATCGTAACCGAGTACAAGCCAGAGTACCGGGAGCAAACACTCAAGCTTGTAAAAGAGTTTGAAGAAGAATACTTTAAGGAATTAGGTTTAGAGACTAACCTTGAGACATTCGATGATGCGATAGATGAGCAAAGGGATTCATGTTTTATCTTGATGATCGATGGCAAGTTGGAAGGTGTACTGAGCGGCACAATAGTAAGAGGTTTTGCTACTACTGGCCTAACCTTTCATGAGGTGCTTTGGTATGTGAGAAAGAAATATCGCAGCATTATTCATGGGTATGGGGTAGGACTATTTGATTATGCATGTAAATCCTTAAAAGCAAGAGGGGTTAAGACGATGATCACAGCTCACTTAACAAACAGCTTAGGCAATAAGATGGGAAAGTTTTATAAGGGATTAGGCTTTAGAGAGTTTGAAACACATTACATCAAGGAGCTGAACTGATGGAGATAGTAAGATACTCAGATGAGATCAACGATGATCTACACAGGCTCACTAAAGAGTTCCACGCAGAATCACTTGATGAGTATGGCATGGTGTTTGATCCAGATGCGCTGCAGGCCACGATAGAAGCGATCAAGCATGAATCATATTTTATGATGGTGGATGGCAAGTGCCAGGGGATGCTGGCCGGCAAAGAGGTGGTAGTTCCTACAAGTAAAGAGAGATACTGGCATGAGATCGCATGGTTTGTGAACAAGGATTACAGGCGCTACGGCATCAAGCTCTTGGATGAAGTAAAGAAAAGACTGAAGGCAGATGGCTTTGATACGATAGTGATGGTGCGCATGCACAATTCTAAGAGCGACAAGCTGCATGACTTATACACCAGGCTTGGAATGAAGCCGATGGAAACGCATTACATAGGAGAATTATAATGAGTGAAAGCAAAGCAAAAGAACTGATCAAGCGCCAGAAAGAGGTGCTAGGGCAGCGCCAGAACTTTGAAAGCTACTGGCAGAACTTACATGATTATTTTTATGTAGAGAGTCCTGATGCAAACAAAGCTTATGCTCCAGGAACAGAACTGCAGATGAATATACTGTATGACTCCACGACTCTTGAAGCTCCGGATGTATTGGCATCAGGTTTTATGAACTACCTTACGCCGCCATCAGCTAGATGGTTTAGGCTCAGATCCAGAGATTCCAGACTGCTAGACAATAAAAAGGTTACAGACTTCCTGGACGATGTATCTGATGAGTGTTATCACATCCTTAACAAGAGTAATTTCTACGAAGCCAGCTTCCCCAACTATAAATCATCAGGCGTATATGGCACAAGCATCTTACTTGAAGAAGATGATCCTGTAGATGTAGCGCGCTTTTATTCATTGCCACTCACTCAATGCAATATCATCGAGGATGCCAGGGGCCGGGTAGCTGAATACTTCATCGAGTTTGAATACACATCATTCCAGGCTGCTACCAGATGGGGCGAGGATAAGCTTACTGAAGTGCAGCGCCAGGAGATTCATGGAGTAGATGCGAATAAAAAGCATAAGTTTATATTGCACATAGCAAACAGAGAGGTGCGCGATGTAACAAAGGATGATAAGGAAAATATGCCTGTCTCAGCTACATGGATTGATGTAGAGAATGAGAAGATCATGGAAGAAGGCGGCTATAATGAGATGCCTGCTTTTACGCATCGATTTGATAAACGACCTTTTATCCCCTGGGGTTTTTCACCAGCGATGAAAGCATTGCCTTTTGCAAGATTACTTAACGCCATCGCAAAGACTAATCTCAGGGCCATGATGAAGCATACTGATCCGCCTGTAGCTGTGCCGCACAATGCATTCATAATGCCTTTTAATGCTAATCCAAGAGCTGTCAATTACTACAAGAAAACCAGCATGGATGGCGCTAAAGATATATTCAGCTTTGCTAACGAGGGAAACCCACAGGTGGGCATGGCTGCTGTAGAGTATTACACGAAGCAGATCAAGAGCTTGATGTATAACGATATATTCCTAAAGTTTGATAATATCACTAAACAGATGCAGAATCCGGAAGTTGCAGAGCGGATCAATGAGAAGATGGCAATGCTAGGCCCAGCAGTAGGCCGGTACATGTCAGGCACTCTCAATCCAGCGATCATCCGGACTATCGGTATTGCAGCCAGAGCAGGCAGACTCCCGCCGATACCAGATGAGCTTAGAGAGAATCCGCAGTTTGAGATTGATTATGTATCACAACTGGCTCAGACACAGAAGCGATCAGAGCTGCAGAGCTTGATGAGTGGCCTTGAAGTGGTGGGCGGATTGGCCCAGGGCATGCCAGAAGTAATGGATAAGATCAACTCAGACACAGTAGTGGATGAAGCCTGGGATATACTTGGCGCGCCAGTTAAGGTGCTGCGAGATGATATGGAAGTACAGAGGATCAGAGAAAACAGAGGGCAGGCTCAAGCTAAAGAGCAGGAGATGATCATAGCCGGTGAAGCAGCCAAAGCAGGCAAAGATATGGCTCAGGGTGAGAAGGCTTATGCAGAAGCCACAGACATGACAAGGGGCAAGAAATGAGTATGACAGATGCAGGTTATGTAAAAGGCGTAAAGCAGAATATGCACGCAGCCTTTGATCCGCCATCAGGCAAAGAGGTGATGGACTTCTTAGAGCAAGCTTGTGGCTGGTATGAGAGCGTATTTGATATACAAAATAGAGACATGATACTTATAAACGCAGGAAGGCGCGAGGTAGTAGCTACCATCAAAACCTTTCTGAAACACTCGCCGGATCACATAGTTGCTCTGGCACAACAGAAGGAGATCAACAATGGGTAATCCAGATCCGGGCCAACCGGGCAATCCAGATCCAAACGCACCAGCACCAGCACCAGCGGCAGCACCAGCACCAGCGGCAGCGCCGGAGCCAGCAGCATTGCCAGCATTCAGCTGGAAGGGCAGAGTAGGCGAAGATCTATCTAAAGCGCCGAGCTTAGGTAAGTTTGAAGATACGCCAGAAGGCTTAGCTGAGATGGGCAAGAGTTATGTGAACTTAGAGAAGCTATTGAGTAATGAGAAAGTGCCGCTACCTAAAGGGCCAGAGGATGCAGAAGGCATCGCTCAATTCAATAAGGCTATTGGAGTACCAGAGACAGCAGAGATGTACAATTTGGGTGATGCTGAAGTGCCAGAAGCTATGGCAGATCAGTTTAATAAAGAGGGTTTCCAAGAGGTTATGCACAAGCATAAACTTACACCAGATCAAGCCGCGGGCATGTGGAAAGACTACACAGAGATGTCAAGCAATGTGTACGCTACATCCATGAAAGAGTTTGAGAGCAAGCTGGATCAGAATATCAATAAGCTCCGGGGCGAGTGGGGAGATGCCTACGCCGGTAATGTAGAGCTTGGCGATATGGTTATCAATAAGTTTGCATCTGATGAAGATGAAGCCAACTTTGTAACAGCAGCTCTTAGCAAGGATCCTGCTGGTATGAGATTCCTTCAAAGGATAGGAACTCAATTTGCTGAGAATAAGGTGGGAGATTTCCAATATAAAAGATTCGCGATGTCAGCAGATGAAGCAGGCCAAGAGGTGACAAGGATCAAGAACGATCCGAATCATGCCTACGGCAATGAGAAAGCTTCTGAAGATGATCACGCAGCAGCGGTAGATCATGTGAATAGACTCACAGCAATTTCGATGGGTAAGAAACCGATAGAGAGATAACCTTAAAACGGCCTTTGTATCGGCAGAAGATAGGCAGGATAACCTGAGATGGCCCTGCAGCAAGTGTAACGAAACTTGTTTGATCCTTCTTAGGGTAATCAGCAAGAGTGATTAACAACTAAAAAGAAGGAGCCTTATTATGGCTGATACACAAAATGAAATATACGCACAAGCGTATGGCCAGAATATCATGCAGCTCGCGCAGCAGAAATACAGTAAGCTTTTGCCTACGGTATATCTAAAGCCGAATGTGCGTGGAAAGACATTCTTCCAAGATCAAATTGGCGAATGGGAAATGCAAACAAAGGGTGGCCGCAATGTGCAGACACCTAACAACGATCCAGCATTGGCCCGAAGAATGGGTACGATGTTAGACTACCAAGACAACCGTATGCTTGACAGAGGGGATGAACTAAAAAGCATCTCTGATCCTAGGTCAGCGTATACGATTGCAGCAGCTAGATCACTAGGTCGCAAGATGGATGATGTGATCATCGCCGCAGCTGTTTCCACAGTCCAAAAATCAGGTGAGACAGGATCAACTACAGCGCCAACTACGGCATCTGTATTGGTTACGGCTGCATCTGTAACTATCGCTCAGTTTGTGAACATGAAGAAAGAACTGGATGATAACGATGTGGAAGTGGAAGATCGTTATATGGTAGTGGATACAACTTTGCTCAATAATGCCTTAAAGACTGAGCAGATCGGATCCGGAGATTACAACACAGTCAAAGCTTTAGTGCGCGGCGAACTAGATACCTACTTGGGATTCAAGTGGATAATGTCTACGAGACTAGCACAACAAAGCGGCCTTTTAGGCCTTTGCTACCAGAAGCATGCGCTATGTTTAGCGATGGCTTCACAGCCTATGGTAAGAACTGATGAGAGAAGTGATCTATCTTACTCTTGGCAGATCTATTACGAGCTGAATTGTGGCGCAGCAAGACTAGAAGAATCAAGAATCAGAAAGATCAAAGAAGGCTAGATCTGGTTATTAACCGGTATGGGGCGCTCTATAGGGGCGCTCAAACCAAAGGAGAAAGATAATGAGTGAATTAAAAAGTGTAAATGTAACGAAGTATGATGATGGCGGCTCTGGTGATAACTACATTGCTGATGGTTTCATCAAAAGTGTAGAGAAGATCTGGTCAGACTCTTACGCGGTAGGAACGGCAGCTATAGGATCTGATGATTCTATTTCTATTGGTCGTGTTCCTAAAGGTAAGAAGATCCAAGATGTTCAAGTCTATATCCCAGTTTTAGGCGCTTCATCCAATGCTACTGTTTTCATCGGTACGGCTTCAACTTTCTTAATGACAGCGGGTAGCTGTTTCTTAGGAGCTTTGCAGCCTGATGGTGTGGCAGCTGGTACGGATGAATTCATCATTACTGCAGGTCAGACATTAAGACTCAAGGGCGATAAGTTTGCTACAGAACCTAACAAAGATGTGGTTTTGTGGATGAAGATCGTCGGCGAAGTCGGAGATGATACTACAGTAACGGCAGGAACGATCAGGACTTTGATCAAATACACTTAACGGTGTAATGGCGGGGGAGTAGCTTGCGGGCCGCTCCCCTACCTTAAAAGGAGCAGATATGGCTATATCAAAAACTGAGATCTGTAACAAGGCACTTACTCTTGTAGGCGCGAACCCTATAACTAGTATTACAGACGATACGCAGAACGCGCGTATATTAAGCAGAGTGTATGAATTATCACTAAAGAGCCTTCTAAGCGAAGCTCCCTGGGTGTTTGCATTGAAGCGATCCCTCTTAGCACTCTCAGCAGATACGCTGGAATGGTATGATACTAGCGAGAATTATGTTTATGTGAAGCCTAACGAAGTGATCCGGGTATTCAGAGCGAATAGCGATGATGCGATCTGGCGAGAGCTTGGCGAGTATATCGTATCTGATACGAATGATCTGGGCTTAGAGTATGTCTACTTCTTAGATGTGCCGAGCAAATATACTACATCCTTTGTAGAAGCTTTTGTGGATAAGCTGTGCGCGGATATAGCATTCATGGTGCTTAATTCAAAGACAGTAGCCGAAGGATTCATGGAGAAGTATGAGCAAGTATCTTTAGCTAAAGCTCTGGCAGAGAACGCGCAGATCGGTACGCCGATTGGCATGCGAGATGATGCCTGGGATAAAGCAAAAATAAGCGGCTATACTGAAAGAGCCGACAGAAGCTTTGGGATGTAATGGCTAAAGTAGATGTAATTAAAACATCTTTTACCGGCGGCGTATTTGGGCCTAACCTAAAAGGTAGGACAGATATAGCACAGTATGATAATGCGTGCGGAGTAGCAGAGAATATGCTTGTCAGGCCTTATGGCCCGATGATCTCCACTCCAGGCACGCGGCATGTCAATGAGTGCAAAATGTCAGCTCTGGGTACTCAATCTCAGGTAAGACTGCTGGAATTTATATTCAATCAAACTGATTCCTATGCTATTGAAATGGGTGATAAATACTTCCGGTTTTATACTGATAGGGGCGTGGTAGTTTCAGGCGGAACGACAGAATATGAACTGCCGCATGAATACACAGAAAGCGAGATCCGACAAGTACAATACGCGCAGCTTAATGATCTGGTATGGCTGGCGCATAAGGATCACAGGCCGCAGCTCCTAACCAGGCTGGCGGCTAATCAATGGACTATCGAGGATTACGAATTCTTAGGCGGGCCTTACCTGGATAATAATACAACCGACATAGAAATGACAGCCAGCAATGAAACAGGCACGAATCAAACAATCACTTTAAGCGGAACAAACTCCACTTTCTCTTTTGTAGCAAGCGGCGCTACGATGGGCCATCGCGGCACTTACTGGAAGATGGGAGATGTGGTTACTTCATCCACTACAGCTTACCAGGGATACTTTCAGATCGTATCGGTATCATCAGATACGGTAGCCATAGTCGATATTAAAAGAGATCTATCAAGTAAAGATTCCACTTCAATCTTTGCCGAAGGCGCATGGAGCAGCATCCGAGGATGGCCTGCTAGAGTATCTTTCCACGAAGGCCGGCTGTATTGGGCCAGGACAGATACAGAGCCGCAGGGTGTATGGGGATCGCATACTTTCATCTATGATCAGTACGCTCTGGATGAAGAAGCCGATGATGATGGGATCAATATCAAGCTGGCAAGTAACCAGAGCAATGAGATTCAATGGCTCGCTTCCGGCAACTCTCTGCTGGCTGGTACTTTTGGTGGCGCTTTTGTTATCAATGGCGGAGCGGAAACCGGGATCACTCCTACGAATATATCGGCGAAGCAAGAAGTCAATTTCGGAACGGAAGCCATCCAGCCGAAAAGGATCAGCAGCTATTTTTATTATGTTCAAAGGTTTAGCAAGAAGCTCAGGGAATTATTCTATTTATGGGAAAACAATGCATACAAGGCTACCGACAAGACTATCCTATCCCCGGAGATAGCCGGGAGAGGATTCTTGGATATAGCCTATCAGGAAGTGCCGGATACGATCTTATGGTGTGTAACGACTGATGGAACGATAGCGACTCTCACAAGAGAGATCGATCAGGAGATCCAGGGCTGGACCGTACAGAATACTACCGGCAGATATGAATCCGTAGCTGTTATCCCATCTCAGAGCTATGCGATGGATGAGGTGTGGACTGTAACCAGCCGCATAATAGGCGGAGTAACGAAGCGCTTTATAGAATACTTTGAAGATATTGATGTGCCGGCGCGCCAGGATCAGATGGTTTATCTGCACAGCTCCCTACAATTTGATGCCTATGCCTTAACGAATGCAGCTAATTCTAATAATACAATCTCTTTATCTGCTACTGCCGGGAGTTTAGTTGTACTAACTTGCTCAACTGATTACTTTTCAGCAAGCGATGAGAGCCTGAGACTCCGGGCCATAAACTCATCCG